ATGTCATCACCACCACCAAAGTCCATGTCAAGAGTACAACTTGAAGTAAATGCTTTCATTACTTCTGCACCTGAATTTAGGACTAAAGTGTTTGCAGGGATTTCTAACACCTGAAAGACATCTCCGTCTGAAAAGCTACCACCTGCTGCTACTAACGCATCAATATCAAGATAAGCCTCAATATTTCTCATTACGTGAGTATTCTTAGCTGATGGCATAGCCACGATAGAATCGGAAGATACACCAGTGGTATCTTTAGAAGTTAAATCAAAAGTTGCCATTTATATCTCCCTTACGCTACGTTATATTTAGCAGTGACGATTGCTTCAGGTCGAAGAATCTTTCTGCCATACATATGCATACCACGAACAATATCAGCAAAAGAGTCAGGGTCTCTATATGTCTCTGTCTTGTTGATTTGCTCTGCAGTTGCTACTGCTGAACTATGTCCTGCA